CTAAAAACCACTCGACCCCACACGTTAAATACCTTACCCCCGTTGAGCCCATTGGGCCCACTGAAGCCGCCGTTTGTGTTCGAGGGATGACTTTACCACCCATTGGTGTCGATTACACGACTCATAAACCACGCCCAAACGCTGTCATAGAATCTAACATCCAAACTTGTGCTCCACGGTTTGGTTGTGTTAGAGTGTTCTCTTTCACAGTGCGTCGAGTCTATGTCTTTTCCACTTGTCTTTGCAATGTGTTGGCTGGTGCTCATATTCGTTTATTTGCCAACGACCGTCATCCTCTCCCTACAGAATGGAAAACCGTTCCAAACCGAGATTGTTATAAGGTTTTGCTTAAAGACCATCTTCACCCACCCCGGTACCAAGATTGGGTACAACGATTCCCGTACCAAAGAAGGCTTGATCTCGTTAAGACCCATATCCAATCATTGCAGTTCGCTCAAGTTCCAACCCACGTTTTTACACATCGATCGTTATTTGGTAAAAGGGAAAAAGGATTTAAAGCAGGTTACACCGTCCGTCCTGATGGCTCTTTAGGAGATTTCGTCATTGGGAATCTCAAACCACGTAACATATCAAACCCATCTCGTGAGTACCTCAACTTTTCAGGTCCTATCACATACGCAATGTCCAAACACCTTGCTTCTTGCTGGGATGGCAACAAAACCAATCGCGTCTACGCATCAGGATACACAGGTGAGCAGCTGGGAAAAATTTTCGAGACAGCAGTCAACAATATACCCAATTGTTTAGCCATTGAGACAGACGGAGAAAATTTTGATGGTTCCGTCACGAATGAGCATCAAAAATGGACGTTTAAGGTGTGGAAAGCCGCAGGAGTTGATCGAAAGCATATCACTATATTGCGATCCCAGACTAAAAATAAATCGACCAAGCTCCGTGACCGTTTTGGTAATACGCTCAACATATACTACACCCACACACGTAATTCTGGTGACGGTGATACTTCGTGCAGCAATTCAATCATCAACGAGATGGAGAACCTTAGCTCCTTCGATTTCCCCATAGACTTTATGTTCGTACTTGGTGATGACAATCTAGCCCTATTCTCAAAGACCCACGTCGATCCGGATACCATAGCTCTTCGCGCGCTCAAACACGGTTTCAAGAACGAGATAGCAATAAACGAACCCTACAAGTCAACATTCCTATCCATGATGTGGTACAAAAC